CCATGGAGATGGGCAAGATCGACGAGGAGCCCGAGACGTTGAACGGCTTCCAGGCGGTCAACATCCCCAGCCTGTTCGGAGACACGAACGCCGAGGCCAAGTAGGGGGGTCGGAAACAAGCCAAGGCGGGTATCTCGTACCCATGAGCGACTTCCAAGCCATTCTCCTCGAGGGGCTGTTCTATGCCTCCGAGGAGCCATTCCCCGACGCACACGGTGTCCTACGGGACGGGTTCAACGACCTCTTGGTCCGACCCGACTCAGGCCCCGTGAAATCGGTCTACGCGACCCTCAAGCCGTTCATCGGCCAGAAGGTGCAGATCGCTGTCCACCAACTCCCGAACAACCCACCGGACATGACTCGGTGGGGTGGCGGTTCCTGCTTCTGGCAGGAGGCTGGTGGCCACTGTCCGTTCGGACACCACGAGAACCCACACACGCTGTTCAACGTCTCGGGTCAGGGCTTCCTGATCTACGACCTTGACCACAGCAAGGGGTCGGGTGGGTGGTGGCTCGGGCGGCCGGATGGCGGCAAGGAAATGCTCCCACTGTCTCATGCCCTCCTCGGACACCGGGGTCGGGTTGCAACTGCTACGGCGATGACCGTCGAGGAGTTGCGGGACTCCCTCATGGAGTCGGGCGACCTCGGCTCCATAGAGGGCATCGGGAACCGCGTGAACGATCTGAAGGACCTCATCGCGGGGCTCGGTCGTGCGGTCAAGGGAGACGAACATGGGTGAATACTTCTCTGGACGGGTCCACACGATTCTGTTCCACAACGACGGCTTCTACGTGATGAAGGTCGTGCTCGACCCGAAGGACGATGACGCAGTCGACATGTTCGGCAATGCCCCTGGCGGCCCCATTGGGGTGAAGGGGTTGGTCCCTGGCATGAATCTCGACTACGGGTCCTGGTTCGGCTTCGAGGCCAAGTGGGAGACACACCCGAAGTTCGGCAAGCAACTCTCCATCACCAAGGCCCCTGTGATTCGCGGAGGCTGGACGCCCGAGACGGCGACGGCGATGTTGCAGTCCCACGGTGTAGGGGAACGCATCCTCGAGCGGCTCAACAAGCAGTTCGGCGATGACCTCGTGGATGTGCTCAACCGAGCGGACGAGTCCGAGCTCACCAAAGTGAGTGCCATCACCCCGTTCACCGCCGCTCTCATCGTCCAGAAGTGGACGGGTCTACGTGCCCTGTTCCAGACCCTTGAGTTCTTGGCCGACGCCCAAGTGCCGAAGCACAAAATCAGCGAGGTCTGGCAGACGTTCGGCGACAAGGCCAAGGAGATTCTCACCACGAATCCCTGGGCACTCGTTCGCATCGAGGGCATCCGATTTGAGCAGGCTGACGAAGTGGCCCTTCGCCTGGGGCTCGACTTCAAGTCACCGTTCCGCGTTCAAGGTGCAGCCCTCTACGCGGCGAAGAACCGTCGAGGCATGGGGCACCTGTTCTTGTCCTCTGGAGACATGCTCTCCGAGGTGCAGTCCATCGCGTCTGGGGTCAAGGATGTGGATGTGGCCAAGGCGTTGGCCGACCTACACAAGGAAGGCTCCCTCGTCATCGACCGGAAGACGAGACCCGGCACCACAGCCATCTACGAGCCGTGGCTCCTTCACCTCGAGCAACAGTGTGCGGACAAGTTGTTCGACCGGGTGTCGACGGCGGTGCCCACCACGGAGGCCGACCCCACACCCGTCAAGGGCGAGGACAAGTTGGAGGCCGCTCTCGATGCTGCGGCGTTCAAGCCCTATGCGGAGTCCCTGTCGGCCATCGGTGTTCGAGCTGCTGCCGCGTGGCAAGCCGACCCCGATGACTACACGGCGGTGGCGGACGCGGCTCTCGATGATGTGGCCGAAGGCAACCACATCAATCTCTCCGCCGACCAGCGAAGGGGTGCCCTGAACGCTCTGACGGCCTCTGTGAGCGTTCTGGCCGGTCTTCCAGGTACAGGCAAGACCACGACCCTCCAGACCGTCGTGGCGTGTCTGAAGGACGCCAACATCCCTTTCCTGCTTTGTGCTCCGACCGGCATCGCGGCGAAGCGGATGAGCTCCCTCACCCGGGCACCAGCATCCACCATCCACCGTGCGTTTCACGCCAAGGGGTGGAACACGGGTTCGGAGCGGGAGGCCAACTACACGGGTGTGGTTGGGGACTCCCAGGCCGCGGATGGGTCGGACGGCTCCGGTGAGGCTTGGGGGTTCGGACCGGACAACCCACATCCGGCTCGCGTCGTCATCTGTGACGAGGCCTCGATGCTCGACCAGCACCTCCTGTTCCGCATCCTCACGAGCACACACCCGAAGGCCCGCATCGTGTTGGTGGGTGACCCGGCCCAGCTCCCTTCCGTGGGGCCTGGCAACGTGCTCCGCGACATCATCAACACAGGCCTGTTCCCGACCATCACCCTGACCGAGATCTACCGGCAGGAGGAGACCAGCGACATCGTGCTCGCGGCTCATGCAACCTTCCGAGGCGAGATTCCTGTGACGGGTTCGACCAAGGGGTCGGACTTCGTTCTCATCGAGGAGAACGACGAGGAGAAGGTCCAAGCCATCGTGCGGAAGTTGGTGGGTCGCCTCTACGAGAAGCGGGAGAACTTCCAGGTCCTCTCACCCCGCCATGCGGGAACCCTTGGCGTGACGACGCTCAACCAACGGCTCCGCACGATTCTCAACCCGCAGTCGCCAGGTCTCCAGGAGCACCGAATCGGCAACGAGACCATCCGCGAGGACGACCGCGTGATGGTGGTGAAGAACAACTACAAGCTCAACATCTTCAACGGTGATGTGGGCAAGGTGTCCCGCATCGACCGGAAGGCTCGAGTCATCGAGATCAAGCTCCACGGTCCCCCGGTCGTCTATGTGCCCATCCCGTTCAAGGACGCGAGCAAGTACCTCCGCCTGGCCTACACCGTGACGGTTCACAAGAGCCAGGGGCAGGAGTACGACATCATCGTGATGCCTTTGGTGCGGGGATTCGGCCACCAACTCCAACGGAATCTGTTCTACACGGCCATCACCCGAGCCAAGAAGAAGGTCTACCTGGTAGGCCACAAGGAGGCCCTCATCCGGGCGGTGAACAACAACCGCGAGGACGTGAGGAACACCCTGTTCCCTGACCGCTTGGCTCTCGCTTTCCAGGGGGGTTCCACCACTCCCTGAGGGGGTAGGTGTGCCCGAACCTCCGACAGGAAGGGAAACGATGAACAACGAACTCAAGGCCCTCATTGCCCGTGTGAAGGGCAATCTCCGTATCACCAAGGTCGTCGCGACCCGGTCGGTCAAGACCGGTCGTGGAGACTTCTTCGCAGGCTTCGCCGCCGCGTGGAACAGCGTCCAGGATGACGGGGGTGGTCCCGGTGCCGACCTCGACCTCATGATGACGATGTTGGAGCAGTCCAACTCGGGGATGACGCTCAAGGAAGCGTCAGTGGCCCACAACGTGGTCGCCATGCAGGCAGACATCGCGGCGTACCGGTCGGCTCGAGCCAACGGAGCCATCTCCGACACGGAGTACGCCGACGCTGTGAAGGCGGTCAAGAACAACTACGCACGCATCATTCGGGACTCCCTGCTCTCGAAGGAGAACGGGGCCAAGTAGGTCCCGCTGCACCAGTCGGTCGGTACGGTGACGGCCATCACACCTGAGGAGGGCCGCTCGTGTCCCAGAAAACACTTCCCCCTGTCGACGAACAGCGGATCGAGGCCACCTTCATTGACCTCGGCAAGATGGAGGTCCATCTCGACCCCGACCCCATGGAGTACGGACCAGGCCGTCTCCGCAAGAAGGTCGCTGAGGCTCGTGGGCTCCTGACGAAGTGTGAACGCATCTACCTCTCAATCTCACGCGACCTCCAACTCTACACCCGCACCCATCGGGCCAAGCAACTGGACTTCGACCTCCAGATGCAGGACCTACTCGCCAATGACCCCGAGGTGCGAGCCGGGCGGAACGTCCGCGACCGTGATGCTCTGGCGACGATGAAGCTCCGCGACGAACGGATGGAGATCATGGGGATGGAGATTGCCATCCAGGATCTCGACGCCGTGATGAAGGTCGTGAAGGCCAAGCGGGCCGACCTTCGCGACATCCAGGGTCGAATCCGGGATCAGAAGTCCTTGTGTGAGCAGGAGATTGGGCTCGGTCGACACTGGGGTGCGAAGATTCCACCAGGCGTCACGGCACCCGACCTCGACAACGCTCCTCGGACTGACAAGAACGCCCTGCAACAGGTCCAAGACCTCTTGATCGAGGACGCTGCCGAAGTCGACCTCATGCCTGGTGATGAGTCGTGGATGGAACCGGACGGCAAGTCTGACGGTGAACTGGCTGTCGAAGACCTCCTCAAGTCCGACTCCGACGATGAGCCCGGCGGGGAGCCCGACGACGCAGAAGAGCCCATCGACGACGAGTCCGACGACGAGTCCGACGACGAAGAGTCCGACGACGATGCGGACATCGACGACATCCTGAACCTCGTAGCCGAAGCCGAGAAGGATGAAACCCCTGTGGAGGGTGACGAAGAGGCTGCGGCTGCGGCTGCGGCGGACGACTCCGACGAGTCCGACTACGAAGAGTCCGACGACTCCGACGACGATGACTCCGACGACGATGACTCCGACGACGATGACTCCGACGACGATGATTCCGACGACGATGACTCCGACGACGATGACTCCGACATCGATCTAGACGACCTCATCAACGATTCTGACGACGGACCCCTGCACTACTCGTCAGCTACGTCACACTGTGAAGGTGGCCGGAACGACGTAGGCGACTGGTCGCGAGTGACATGCCCAGACTGCTTGAAGTCTGCACCGTCCAAGTTGGCCGTGGCCAAGGCCGAGCTCGCCGATGTCAATGCCGACGGCGGGGCTGACATCGACGTTGACAACCTTCTCGAGGCTCCTTCCGAGGTGTCCGAGAGTGCTGCGAAGGCGATGCCTTCGGTGACCACCGACGAGGACGTGGACGATTTGTTCCGCCGACTCACGGTGGACCCTCCGAAGACCAAAGCCAAGACCAAGAAGGGGGAGCTCCCGCCACCCCTCGACGACAACATGGACGATCTGATCGACCTTTTCTCGTAGCCTCGGTGGGCAGGGGGGTCCTCCTCCAAAACCCGAGGGTACGTCCCAATCAGCGGCACCTGTCCCATGACATCTGACTCAGTGCCGCAAGGAGATAAACCAATGAGTGACGACGGATTCAAGGATTTCAGCTTCGGAACTGGCGACAAGGACATCGGCAAGAAGTCCCAACGCTTCAAGGGCAAGGAGGGCGAGACGTACCGCGTTTCGTTCGTCTGGGTCGGCAAGGACGAGGAGGGCAAGGACGTGTGCCGGTTCACCGGCTGCGAACGCCACTACGTCCAGGGTGTGGGGTACTTCCTGCACAAGGGACCCGAGTACGCCCGCATCGCTGGCGGACCGCCCAAGCAGGCCGTCGCGACCATCCTGGTCGTGTGGCCGACCGACAAGAACGGTCGCCTCAACAAGGAGGCCTTCGGGCGTGGTGAGGGCTGGGAAGTCAAGCCCTGGGTCTTCTCGGCTGAGCGGTACGAGCAACTCGCTCGCCGCAACGAGCAGTTCCCCCTCCACGAGTTCGACCTGACCATCACCTGCACTGACTCGCAGTACCAGAAGATGGATCTGAGCCCGTGCCGCGAGAGCCTGTTCTCCAAGCTCGGTGAGGCCAAGAACGACAAGTCGGCCAAGATCCTCGAGACCATCATGGCTGAGGTTGAGTCGGCCGAGAAGGGTCTCCGCAACGACATGGCCCGCGATGTGTCTCTGGACAAGATCCGCGAGAAGATGGGTGGCTCCGCTGCGACCCCCGCTTCGGGTGGTGCGGCTGAGAACGTCGACGGACTCCTCGACAACCTGCTCGACGAGTAGACGGGGAGGAGAGGGTGAAGGTTCTTGGGCTCGACCCCTCACTGACTAACCGGTGATTTCCCTATGGGGAGTGGATGGTGGGCACGCCAATGCCCACCATCCGCACAACAACCTGTAGGGAGGTCGTCATGCAAGTGACCTATACCCGTCCGCCGCGAGGCAAAGGCGGCATCTACCGCATCCGACTGTCGGAGCGGCACCACTACGGCGGAAGCACCAAGAGCTTCCGTGGTCGGTGGTACGAACACCTTCGCACCCTCAAGAATGGGACACACAAGAACCCCCACATGCAAGCCGTCTTCAACCAACACCAACGCTTTGAGCCCGAGATCCTCGAGGTCATCCCCGACCTTGCGGGCCGGATTCTCGCGGAGCAGGTGTGGTTGGAAGCGAACTTCGGGAACCCGGGGTGCGTCAACATTCAGCCCTTGGCGGAGGCCCCCCCGATGGAGGGGCGAACCCACACCGAAGCCAGCAAGGCCAAGATGTCTGCCCGGAAGAAGGGCATCCCTCTCACCCCCGAACACTGCAAGAGCCTGTCGGAGGCTCAGACACGACGCCATCAAGAAACCCCCATGACGGAGGAGACTCGCCAGAAGATTGCCCAGGGGAATCGGGGGAAAAAGCGGCCCTACACTGCCGAGAGAAATCGGCAGAACGCGGGTTGGACACACACTGCTACGGCCAAGGCGAAGATCGCTGAAGCGGGGCAGCGGGAGTGTTCTGCGGAGACCCGGGCCAAGATCAGTGAAGCCCACATATCCAAAGGGATTCAACCTCCGAGTTTTGAGGGTCGGAAGCACACTGAGGAGTCCCGGCGAAAAATGTCGGAGTCTTCTAAGGGTCCTCGAAACATGTCTCCAGAGGAGCGTCGCAGGAGGTCCGAGGCTGTACGCAAGTCTTGGCTGAAAAGAAAGGAAAACCTGTGATTTGCTTAGGTCTCGATCCGAGCTTGACCAATTTCGGGTGGGCGGTACACGACACGTCCTTTGAAGTTGGGGACCGTTCCCGGTGTGTACGCCGGGGGCGGTTCCAGACCTCGTCGAAGATGTTGTTCATCGACAGGTACATCGAGATGCGAGAGCGTCTGCGAGAACTCATCCGTGAGGTCAACCCCGACCACATGGGCCTTGAGTTCCCGGTCTTCAACAACCTGTGGTCCGAGGGCATGTATGGCCTCTTCCTGTACACCTGCGAAGCTCTCAAGCTCGAAGGGCAGGACGTGGTCTTCTGGTCCCCCGGCCAGGTGAAGGCCCATGCCCGCGACTCCCTGGAGAGACCCGCTGGCTGGAAGATGATGAAGGCCGACATGGTCGACGCCGCCAAAGACGACACCGGCGGAGGTCGGTGGAACCACAACGAGGCGGATGCCTACCTGGTTGCTCGCCTTGCCGCCCGGTTCTGGTTGCTCCACGGCGACGAGATCAAGGAGCGAGAGCTCACCACCCGCGAAAGGAAAATGTTCCTCGACATCAAGCGGTATGTCCGAGGGAAGAAGGCGGGTCGAGTGGAGCGAAAAGGGGTGATGTACCGCGAAGATGAACGATATTTCATGTGGTCCGGTGAGACCAAGGAGACATAGAAGATGCCCAGAGCTGGAACCACATCCAAGAAGAAGACCTCGGCCAAGAAGAAGACCTCGGCCAAGAAGCCGGGAAGCACTACAGGCGTCATGGCCCTGGCTCGCAAGGCCGCCAAGGCAGCAGGCAACCTCCCCGAGAGTGAGTGGCGTGTCTCCCTCGATCCCAACGCCCTCATCGAATCCCTGCCCCACCTCCCGACGGGGTCGCTCATCATCGACTTCCTCATCGGTGGCGAGCTCAACGACAA